TTATACTTTCCAGCAAACTCATTTCCAGCCATAGCGTTTGAAGATGCTACGATATCTGGAATGCCATAGTAGTTATTTGTTGGAGTATATTTCTTTAAATGAATAATCTCATTTGGTCTCTCTAGTCCGCCATCAATCGGATTTGGTGTCTCTTGATCTCCGAAGTTGCGGAAATATACGGCCTTGCCGTAGAGCAATTGAATAAAGCCATCACGCAAGCGACGCACACGCATGGTCTTTGCAGGAATATGTCCGATGTATCCGATCTTGCCAGCAGACGTTCTACCTATTTCAATGTAACCATTTCCTGTAGCCTCAACATCTGTGTATGCCTTGATAAGCGTTTCTGTAAACGTTTCTTCTTCGTTGCACTGCTCTAGCCAATCATATAAATCTTGACGAAGTCTATTTAGCTTCCTACGTGCACGTTCCAAAGCTTTATCGTCTGAAATGTTATCGAATGCCTCTTGTGTTTTGCGTGTTTCGATAAAGTCATGACCAAGTCCAACAATGTTAGAAACCTTAGCATTAATTGCTGAATAGTTATATGGTGAAATTTCGTAAATAGTTGAAAGATAATCTAGATTATATGGTGGCTCAATAAGGTCGAACATAGCATAGCCTGTAATTGCTTGTGCTAGTAAATTCTGTTGAGTTTCCGTTCCTTCAATTCCCTGGAATCTTTTTTGAAGATCACGATTCATTTTACGTCGGAATGAAGCTCCAAGTCCTGAGACTTTTGTAAGATCATCTCCGCTAATTTTAAATGGATCATTTGTCTTTGACTCTACTGGAGTATTAAACTTCATCCAGTCTGCCACATTAGATATTGCTATATCTTGTGAACTGTCATCATCTTCATATTTAATCATTATTGTCCCTCTGCCCTTATATTCTTTAATTCGTCTTTATAGTTACCAATGTCCAGCGGGTCTGGAACTAGTCCCCATCTGAGTCTTGATTCTTGTTCTGCAAATTCTTCGTCTGTAACTTTTCTACGTGCACTAAGAAATTTAGGCCCGCCCTCATATATACCATATGAGCGAACTTCTCTAGCCAAAGCATCGATTCTGGATCTATTACCTTTTTTGGACGTGACCGAAAGAAAGTTCCCATCGTCATCTCCAATCCAACGTCCGTCTGGCATCTCCCATACATAAATTCCTAACGGAGACTCTTCTACAACACTTTGTCTTACACGTTTAATATCCATAGATGTTTATTTTACCACTCTTTATGGTCTAAGTCCAGCTTTTTGTCAAGGGAAGTGACAAAACTACACGCTTTGAAGCACAATCCAGTCATTATTATATGCAATAATGTCTGATTCTGTCAGGTCAATTACTGGTTCGGTAACTGAAGATACTACCCTTCCAGTGTATAGCTCATAGTGAGTCTCTACAATTCCTGCAGTTAATTCTTTTTCATAGGTCGCAATATTCTTATATAGGTTGCTTGGACCCCCAGATGTTTCATAATTTAATTGAAGTGATCCAGTTACTGGGTCGGTAAATACTATTACGATGTGGTGTGGCTCTTCTGCAACTAAATATGAATTAATGTTTGTTTGATTAGTTACATCTATATTGTTTACATATATCTTATCTATATTGGCCTTAGAAACCGCTCCAGAGCCGTTCCAGGCTACCTTGGTAGTAGAAGGGTCGGAAGCATAGAAGAGGGTGTTAGAAGCCAATGTAAGGGGTGTGAAGAACATCTCTACGGACTTGATAGAGGATAATGTATTGATATTAAATCCTGCTCCATCTTTAGCCCTGATTCCGTTTGTATAATTTCTAGACAGAATAGGGTAATTCAATGATCCAAGGTAATATTCTGTTGAGGATGTTATTTTATCGCCATAGTTATCCGCATATATATCTTTATTTGAATAAAATGCTATACAGAAGAATGATAGTTTTGGTAGATATTTGCTAGCATCAGGTGTAGACATAGTAATTCTAATATACAGCTGCCTGCTTGAATCAAAAGAGTCTTTTGTATACTGTGGCAATGGCTGTCCATTTATGCATGTGGCATATGTGATTCCATCTATGCTGGATTCTACTGATATTCCTAAATTGTTCCGCCACTCTACCTTTGAGGTTATTAAATTTAATTCTGATGGTATTGCAATAAAATCTTCAATAATAAATGTCTTTGATTCTGCCGTCTCGGTTTCATAAAAACCTATCTCTCTATTTACTAAATCGTAGTATGTATTATCGTCAAGCCAATCGGTCCATGGTTTATTTACTGGATATGAATAATCAAATGATGGTCTTAAGTTGGCATCGGATCCAGAGTATAAAACACCTTCTTCTGGATATACTACTTGAATTGCTGGAGATGTAATATTTCCATTTACATAATGTCTGACTATTGTTTTATCTGATAAGGCATATCTGTATGCCGCTGGAGCATCTACTGTAAACTCATCCCATTATCCCAGAATAGCCCTATATTATTTGTTGTATCTGCAAATAGTCTGACTAGATCTGTTGACTCAATTGATGAGTATATCCATGCCTCTATTGTAAAATCATTGTCAGACGTATACTTTGTTCCAAATCCTGCTCCTACTTCAGCTCCATAGTAATCTTTTGTAATTGGAACGTTTATGTATGCAGTGTTTGTAATTCTTGTTCCAGACTGTCCACCTGAAACTAAAGGAAGAATATTTGCTGAAGGGGATCCAACATATGTAGCATTGTTTCCACAACCAGATATATCTGTAGCTGTTGTACCAACAGACTCATCCAGGGGCCAAAAGCCCACTGGATGGTCCTTTATTACTTTTAGTTGGTAAGACACCCTTTAATTATACACCAATTATGCTTGTGGCTCTTGCTTCTTGATTGCAGCGGCAAGCAGGGCAACTACTGTGTCAGCAGTTTGGCGGGCGTCAATAGCTCTTACAATTTCACCGCATCCAAAGCGGATATCATTAAGATTTGCTGGTCTGGCCAGCTCAATCTTTGTTGCAACATCTGTGAGGGCTCTAAAAGAACCGTCTGTATTTTTTACTACAAAGAACACAGTCTCTGCCTTAATTGCATCATCTGCTGTATCAGTATTTTCTACCGTCTCCACATATTCTGCGGAGGTAGTTTCTGTATCCTCTACGTTATTTTCTTCCATTTTATTCCTATTCACTAGTGATTGAGCAATTGCTCGTTTATATTATACCAAAAAGTGCCTCAGTATAGCAATAGTAGCCAGTATGGTCCATCCAACATTAAAATATATAATTGTTGGCAAAGTCTTGATTGTGGATGTTAGTATAAGAGTTACGCTAGATAGCCATGCAAAAATATACAGCCACCACCATTGTTTTCCGAGTAGCAGTCCTGGAAATATTATCATGAGTTTTGTTGAAAATGCCCAGAACTCAATTATATTTGTTTTATTCCAATATTCTTTTTTACCAAGCTGTCTGGTTACTCCCATAACTTCGTTAAGACTTATCATCTAAGTTCTCCAATATATTCTTATAAATTATATCGCCCCAGGTATTTTTTGTAAACAGGCTATACAAAAAGTCTAAGCTCTTCCATGGGTGCTCAACCTTATACATTGTACATTTATATACACTCTCATGCAATGCCTCATTAAATTTAAATCTATTTAATATAACCCTTTTTTCTGTGTTAAACTTTATATACATTAAAGGATCATTTGGCTCAACCCTAAAAGAATCTTCTTCTGGATACAATTGAAATGCTCCTTCTACTGGCCTAAACCATTTATTTATATTAAATGAGCCAGGAACATAAAATCCGTTATATTTATTTTTTTCAATGTAGGCTGGCATTGTTGTAATGGTTATATCTTCTGGAGACCAGAATATCCAGTTAGTAGAAAAGTTTACGGTATAAGCATTTAGCATGGAAGGATTTTTTGCATCAAACTGATCGATATCATATTCTTTATTTAAAGATCTAATATACGGTGGATCTATCTTGCCATCGACTCCAAACGGAGATCTTAGAACAAATGTATTTCTACCAAGCTCCATGAATGCACGGCATTTGTACCATGTATCAGTATCATTATTATTGTTTCTAAATTCATTTACATAATTTAAAAATTTTTCTGGCTCATTATAATGAGGATATCTTTGTTCGTATATGTCTTTATGATTCCACGAAGACCAATATACATTAACCGCATCAGTCAATTTTGCCTCCCTGGTGATCACTAAATTTATTACCATTTGAGTCTAATCCGTGAAAATATAGTCTACCAGCACCATATTTTTTATTAGAATCAGATGTTCTTCTTAAATAAACTAATCTATTAAATTCGTCTATTTCGTCCTGTATTGTAGACTGATCAAATATTTCTTCTGCCGATTTAATTGTAAATGAATCAACAAAGTATCTGGGTATTGGAATAAATGCCGCAATCACATCTCCTTTATTAATATTTACCGTGCCTGGTGCTGTCATTTTAATATTAAAGGTAAAATCTCTAGATAAATTATCTGACTCTATTACTCCAGTCAAAGAAGCCATATACGGATTAAAAAAATTAGGTGGCTGTATAGTCATTAAATTTATTCCTGGTGGAGTTCTTAATGTGAACCTATTCTGAATAGTTACAATTCCGCTTCCAAACACATTTTCTATGCTTTGATATCTATCATCACTTTCATCTACTATATTAATTATTGCTGGTGTATCTCCACCATTCCAAGATACTGTGAAGCTTCTTATAGACTTGACTGCAAATCCGTACTGGTTGCCTATAGTTAATGGAAGGCAATAATAAAATGCTGGTAAAAACCAATCTCTTTTTACCTCTCCAGTTAATGGCATAATAATCTCTTTCCACATATTTTCATTTTTATTATGTGGAACAACAGCTATAGTCTTTTCTGGGACAAGGTGTTCTTTATTTATCATCTTTTTCTCCAGTTATAATTTTAAAGTTATACATTTTTTCCCATACCTTTATATCGTCACTATCATTTAAAAGAGGCTGACCTTTTATATTTAAACTGGTATTTAAAAGAACTGGGCAGCCAGTGTCCCAATACCATTTTCTTAAAAGCATATGTAATCCTGGATGCTGTTCACGATTAACTGTTTGAACCCTAGAGGTACCGTCTTTGTGAACTACTGATGGTATTTTTTCTGGCTGTAAGCATTTAACCGTATATTGCATATATGGACTAGAAAAATTCATATCAAACCATTCTGATGCAAACTCTTCTAGTACGACTGGGGCAAAGGGTCTGAACTGCTCCCTTTGCTTAATCGTATTAACTTTATTTTTAATGTTTGGATCTCTAGGGTCTGCCAAGATGCTTCTATTACCTAAAGCCCTTGGCCCATATTCAGCTTTTCCCGTTGCCACTGCTACAACCTTATTACTCTTTAATCCTGCAATAATTTGATCAACTGGATATCTTCCGCCAAGGTCGTGGCCAAGATACGGTGTATTCCAATTAATATGCTTACCATGTAATGCTGCTGCGGCGCCTAGAGAACTTCCAGCGTCTCCTGGATTTGGCATAATCCAAACATCTTTAAAAATATTCCAAAGTGCAGTGTTTGCTTTACTATTTAGAGCGCATCCTCCCATAAAAACCAAGTTGTTTTTCTTGCTCAGATCTTTAGCCAAATTCATAAACTCTATAAGCCTTAGCTCGTAAATATACTGAACGGCTGCCGCTATGTCAAATCTGTCTTGATCTAGTATTGGTTCATCCCAGTCAAGGATTCCGCTATGCAGATTATATTTTTGCATGTCGTGTCTAAGAAAATAGTTAGACACCTTTGCCGCATATCTTTCTGGATCACCATATGCTGCCATACCCATCATTATGTATTCTTCTTGATTGGGCATTAGTCCTATGAGTTGAGTAAATGCTGAGTAGAATAAGCCAAAAGATACAGGATAGTTTTTCTTATATTTTAGCTTTATCTTATCTCCCTCTCCTACCCAAATTGTAGAGGTATTGTATTCTCCAATAGCATCAAGAACAACAATCGCAGCATTGTCAAACTTACTAGTATAGTATCCAGCACAGGCATGAGAGTAGTGGTGCTTAAAAGATTTTCTTGGAATATTATCTATATCAAATTTTGGAAGCCAATCTCCTGAACCACCCCTAAGAAATAGCCTTGATCTTTTTAATAATGGTTTTTCATAGTATGCTACGTAATCTGGTTTTCCATACTGTAAAGCATCTTGAATTAAATTATCATTCACATACCAATCATTTTTCTTTTTGCTATATCGCTCAGCATGTCCTGCAAAAAGAATCTCTCCGTCCTTTATTAAAGATACAGATGCATCATGTGATGTTTCGTTAACCCCTAAAATAATCATTAATAAATATACTTTCTATTTTTTGAAAGCTTTTTTTTATTTTTTAATTTCCAAATAACAAACTTAATCTTATTAAACATTTAAGTATCTTTCATAAAACTTATTTGCAATATATTCTGAATCTAGAACACCTAAGTGCTCTCCATCTCTGGCAGCCATCAAATACTTATCTTTCCTATCTTTATTATCATAAATATATTTATAATATTGATCATCATATAAATTAATCATATCATCAAACTCTGACATTTTCAATAGCAAATCCTCTTGATATTTATCCCATGTTGCATATATTAATTGTATGTTATTAGAAATACAATACTGTTTTAAAATAAACAAGTACGAGTAACTTAATAAAAACATTTTTTTATGATGCTCTATTGATGAAATTAAATAATTTTTTTCATTTACAAAATCTTTTTCTTCCCATGGATATATATATCCAGCATCAACATAAGAAAGATTATCAACTACTTTTCTTTTTTCATATGAAATATCTAATTCATTTAAAAATGTCATCTCTCTAGATGTATTTGGAAGTAATAAAAATAGATATTCTGGATTACCAAATTCAGAAAAATATTTAAATAAGTTTAATATAATTTTTTGATAACTACCAGAACAATAGCTTAATCTAAAAAATTTATTATTATTATTTATTTTTTTGTGCAACATTGTTGCCCAATTTATTTCAAACGGAGTTGACATTCCTGTTGTATTTGAACATCCAGAATATAAAATATGTGGCTTTGAATTTTTTTCAAACTCGTCGCACCTATGTCCATAAGAATTTATTTTATAAGAAATGTCTGAATCAAGTTTTCCATCTATAATTTCATACGGAGAAATATATGGCACTTGGTTTATAAAAACTTTTGATTTTTTTCCAGTATATGCAGAAGAAAACCCTGGATCTTTTTCGATTTGAGATGTGAATAAGTCTGGATTATTGTCAAGCAAATCTTTTGAAAAAATTTTAAATAAATTTTTCATCTATAATCCTTTTTTTGTCTCATTTCTTTTAAATAAACACGATATGAATCTGATTTAATTTTTTCTTGATTTTTTAAAAACTCTTCTTCTGATATTAACCCTATATCATGAGACCATTCATCTCTTTTAATTGGAATTATTTGAGCTATTGGAGTTCCAGCTTTTATTGTTCCAGTCCATCCCTTTTTCATTCTAAATGGTGGATTAATATCTGTTTCTAATATATCCGTATCAACAACACCACTTAAAGTAATAAATGGTAAATTCGGATATCCTACTGGATGGACAAAAAGAGATGACCAGCCTTCTGGAGTTTTAATTATCCATCTATTAATGAATTTATATACAGAGTCAGTATACCCATCTAAAAAATTCATTCCTTCTGTCTGCTTATTATTCCACTTTTCAACTATTTTATTTGGATAGTTGTATTCGAATAGTTCATTTTCTAAAAAATGCATGTCGCATTGAGTAAATATTAAATATCCACTTAAAAGTGCATCTATTGTTGGTGGACATTGCTTTACGGTTGGAACATTATTTCTTCCATTTATATCAGATGATGGTCTTAACTCTTTCCACCAGTCTGGTATATGCTTAAATGCTGGCTCTGGCCTAATCCCATTAAACGTTATTTCATCAATAGCATTAAATAAAATTTTATTCATGATAAATATTTGTTTTTAAATATTCATAAATTGTTGGAGAAGAATCGGCCTCTCTCTCCCAATCAATATGCAGAGCATTCCACATTTTAATTACTTTTTCAACTTCTTTATACAAATCTCTATTATCAGAATTTAAATTAAACATATCTGCAACAGCTTTGTTTATTGGAAAATGATGTAATCCAGTAGCAATACATCCTAGCCCGCTTTCTGCGGCTAGCCTATGATTTGTTAATAGGTCTTCTGCTAAATTTAAATATCCTTGACTAAATTTAGCATCTAGTTCTTGCATGGTAGGGTCAAACTGTCTGCTAGATATATCTTGCCAATACTTTGTATCCTGTCTAACGCTCATGGCATAATGAGATGATACAAAAAAAGCAAACGTATCGAACATGTTTTTTGTTACAGCATTATACATATCTATGTCGTTTTGTGAAACTTTTCCTCTTTCAACTGTCATCATCATTTTTAATAAAAATTCATGCGTTGTATACAAGCCATTGCTTTCTAATGGCTCTATAAATCCAGCTGCAAGTCCAATAGCTGCAACGTTTTTAACCCATGTTCTTTTATGAATTCCAATTCTAAATGGAACATCTCTATATTCAAATGAATCTACATCTCTATTTGTATCTGGTACAGTCATATAGTTAGACTTTAAATACTCTTTAAATTCAATCAATGCCTGCTCTGGAGTAACATATTTATCGCTATAAACATATCCAGTTCCTATACGCTCCCAAGATGGAATATTCCAGACCCAACCATTCTGTATTGCGGTACAGTTTGTATACGGTTCAAGCTCTTTTTCTTTATCTGTATAAGGTATGCGTGTTGCCCATGCACGATTATTTGGCAACATTTCAGAATAATCTAACCATTCTTCTTCTAATGTTTTTTCTAGTAGTAAAGATTTAAATCCAGTTGCATCAATAAATAGATCTGCTGAAACAAGATCTCCATTTTCTAATTCTAAAGATTCTATACCATTTTTATTTGTTATAATATTTTTTACTGTAGAAGGAATTAGTTTTACTCCTCTAGGCAAACAATAATTATTCTTTAACCATTGTCCAAATTTAATTGCGTCAAAATGATATGCAACATCCATATCTTTTTGCCAAGAAGGTAGTACGCCAGATTTATTTTCTGATATTTTATTTTTTTCGCATAAAGCTACGGCTGGATAAAATGTATACGCATAATCAGAAACTGGTATATCTGGGTAAAGCGCTTTTTTAAAATACCAATCTCCTAATCCAAAATTAGTTCCTTTTCTGTGCGGTTTTCCAAATGGGTAGTAGAATGAGCCAGCATCTTTATCATAGAAGTCAGTAAATTTAATAGCTAACTTATATGAAGCATCTGTATATTTCATAAAGTCTTTTTCATCAATATCTAAAAATTTAGTCCAGACCCTTATACCGCCTAATGTACTTTCTCCAACACCTACTATTGGAAAATCTGGACTCTCAATACAAACAATTTCTTTATCTGGAAACTGCTTAATGAATGTAGCTGCAGCCATCCATCCAGCAGATCCTCCACCAACTACTACAACTTTATTTATATTAATCATATTGCTTCCTATTCCAAAAATTATCTTTGTAATAACCATAAAATTTTCTTAAATTAAAAAATTCATGTCTTTTATCTAATTCGTTTAAATTAGAATCTTTTTCGGAAATCCAATTATCTCTTTTAAATGGGATTATTTGAAAAATTGGAGTTCCTGTTGGAATAATTCCTTCAAAATCTGATTTAATGAAAAATGGTACGTTGCCTTGTTGCATTCCATAATCAGCATCTACAATACCAGACAAAGTAGTAAATGGTAAATCAAATCTATTTAGTGGGTGACCAATAAAACAACTATAACCTTTTGGTAGCTGTATTTGGTATATATTATGCCAAGCAAAGTGTTGGTTTGCATGTCCTGCTGGAATCGGAATAGTCTCTGCTACTGCTTTTGGTCTCTCTGAAATTGGCTGAGGAATACTATCTGCATTTCTCCAGTCTAATTTTAAACCTAATTCTGTTTTTGTTACTAAAATATCGCAGTATGTGGTTGCGATATACCCAGAAGTTAAACCATCTAAAAATGGCATGCATGCCTTTAAAGAAAGATTTGGATTTCCCTGTATAAACTTTAATTTATTATCTGGATAAAACCTTTTTGCTTCTTTATACCAATCTGGAATAAATTTTTTAGCAGGTTGCGGAACATCTATTAATTCATTATTTGAATTAAAAAACTTAATTTTTTTTGGCATATTAACCTATCTACTATTATAGTATTATATCATCCGTGAATATAATAAGTCAATAGGTTATACTACTAGAAGTTTTTCGATATCCTCTTCAGATAATCCAAGTTTTTGTAAAACCTGACGCTTTGCCTCCAAAGCCTCTTGAAATTCTTTTCTAATTTCGGCATCACGTCGGTCTCTTTCATCAATTTGTTCTTGAGTAAGACCATGATTAAGATTTTCACTTTTTTCTTGGCTCTCCTCAATAGTATAAACTTTCCAATAACCAGCATCTGGAGATCCTTCTCTTTTGCATACTTGAGTTAATGGATCATATTGTGGTGGAGCTTCTACGGTTGAATGTGCTGGAATTAAATACTTTCCAGATTCTAATGGAGACTCGTCAGCAACAGATTCCCACATAAAATCACCAGATATTGGGTGAAACTGATATATTTTCATTAATAGGTTCTTTCTAGTATTTAATGCAATATAGCATAGCTATATTACGAGGGCGAGTTTCGCTACCCCTATTTCCGCTTGCAGCACCGCCAGTTGTACGTCCACTATCATATTGATGAGTAGTTGTATGCGGTCCAGAATAGTGTGATTGATATGACCATCCACCAGTGTGATCTGAATAGTTGTGTGTGTGATCTTCAAATTGATGATTTTGGAAAGAAGCAAATCCTCGACCTGAGTCTGCTCCACGACCATCATCCCATCCACGAATAAATTCACCACGAAGATCTGGAACGTTAAATGTTGTAGATCCATCTCCAGCGCCGAAGTTAGTGCCTATTGCGAAAAATAGGTCTGAGTAAGCAGTTCTACTAATTGCAGCGCCATTGCATTTAACATATCCAAATGGAGCAGATGAACTTCCGTAAGGGATAACCGTTCCTGCTGGAACAATCGTACCTTGATTTGTAATTAAGCTATTTAGCGTTGCCATTGTTTATTACCTCTTCTTTTATTTGATATAATTTTCATTATGCTACAAACCTCCATCCATAAGTAGTATCGCTATAGACAAGTCTTACTGTTTGGTTAGCCACGTTGAAGACTAGATCTTCTGCAGTTCCCTGTATTAACTGTCCATTTCTTGCTAACGTAAATGGTGTATTAAAGGCTGTTCCTGCAATATCTGTTACTACAATCTCGTCTCCAAGAACTGGATTTGATGGAAGTGTTAGTGTCAGTCCTGATGCTGGAATTACAAAGTAGTTTCCTGTTGATGTTACTCCACCAGTTCTAACCGCACCTCTTTGTACGAGGATAGTGTTAGATGAAATAATTTGTGGTCTTTGATCAACATATCTCTTTGTTGCTACTGCAAGATCTGTTACTGCGTTTGGATCTTGAGCAACAGTTACTGTATTAGCATTTATAGTAATTGTACCTGTTGTTGATGCTGCCGCAGATGAACCAAGGTTGATATTAGTTGTTGAGCCTGAGACTCCATTTGTACCAATATTAACTGTCTTTGTATTTGCAGAAGCTGTTGCTCCTGTTGCTAAGCTATATGCTGAGGTTCCTGTTGAA